TCCACTTGTTTCCGCCGGAATTCCACCGGACAAGGCGGAATTCCGCTGTTTCCGTTTCCGTTCGCGATCCCACTCCCGCCGCTTCTCGGCGGCACGATCGACGGCCGGCACAGGTTCAATCTCGGCCTCGAAAGCCTCGGCGGCCACAAGAGCCTGCTCGATCGTAAGACCGGCTTCCAACATGCGGCGAATGGCGGCAGAAATGCTCATCAGCTGATGACCTCCACGTCGATGCCGTAGATGGCCCGCATCAGCTTGCGCTTGATGTTGAAATCCCTGGTCGCAACGCCCTTTATGTCAACGACGCGATTGCGCTTCTGGATCGCGTCGTAGAAGGCGAAGTCCGCCTTGTAGGTGCAGACCAGCTGCCCATTGACCGTGAGCGCATACGGCTTCTGAAGCTCGACCTCGTAGACCTGTCCGGCGCGTTCCAACTGCTTCAGCGAGGAATAGAATTGCGCCTCGCGTTTGCTGTCGAACTTGATGCCGTCTACCGTCGTCTTCTTGTTGCGGTACTTCGAGGGCGTCTCAGACTGATCTGCCTTCTGGATAGCGCGGAACTCGGCGGCGGACATACGATCAGAAATCATCTCGCCCACTCCGACACGAAAGGTTCTTTGCCGGCGTAGGCGATCTTCTTGACCCGGCGCGCGTGAAGGCGCTCTGCGTAGCTGCAGTTCAATCGCGCATTGATGAGACGGTCTGCCTCATGCTCTTTGATATCCAAGGCCCCGGCGATCGCCATCGTGTCGGGCCCAAACTTGGCGTAGGCTTCGAGGAAGGTCATGCTTCCCTCCCCGCATAAAACAGGACAGGCACGCGCGGCAGGCGCGGCGCCTCGGTCCAGATGTACCAGGCGTGATCTTCGGTCCCGCTCTCATTGTTCAAGAGGAGGCTGATGCGATCGATAAGCACGATCTTCCCAGCAAAGCGGGGATTGTCTCGGAACAGGTGCGTGCGGGTACTGCCGGAATCGAACTTGGCGGTAAGCAGAAGAGCAACGAGACCGGAGCATCTCTCGAGCGCCTTCTCAGCGAACTTGACCGCCGTCCGGTTCTGGACGCCGTAGGGCGGGTTGGTGATTATCCCGTCGCCGCCGAACGTGACCGGTAGATCGTCCAGAAAGTCCAACCATTGATCCTGCCGCCGCTCGTATGTCGCGATGTCGCTCGTGTGGACCGTCGCACCAGCCTCCTTCAAAACGTCGGCGATCAGATGGTTGCCGGCAGCTGGCTCCCAGATTTTCATACCGGCGACGGGGAAGTGACGGATCAGTGCCTCGGTTGCCCAAGGCTCTGTTTGGTACAGATCATTCTCGATACGCGCGTATTTTGAGGAGACTACCGTCATGCTGCCGCCCCGTGCTTTTCGAGGGCAGCCAGAGACTTCTTGCACCGGTCACGCAGTCGAGTGATCACCGCGAGTTTCTGCAGCTTCACGCCGTTGTCGGCGCGGTTCATGCTTCCCTTGATGCGGAATATCTGAGCTTCGAGTTCGGCGATCTCTTGGCGGAGGAGTTCAGCTTCGGTCATTCTGCCGCCTCCCGATACTCGATGAGGTGGCTGCAGTTCGCTGAGACCAGCGCACAGGCGACGGGCGGCGAGACGGAGTTGCCGACACAGGAGACCTGAACCGACTTCGAGAACTCGTGCCAAACAGGGCCCGCGCCGTCCGCCTGATAGTTCCAAGCGCCATCGATGATGTAGTCGGACGGAACCCTTGCGCATTGAACAGTTCGCGCGGAGTCAGCATACGCATGCCGATATCGACGATGACGAAAGTCTCGCCCAAGATCTCTACTGTCACGAGCTCGCGATCGTCCCAGAAGCCGTGCGCGCGCATGAAGCTAGCGACCTGGCGCGCGCGATCGGCCTGCGCCTCTGTGAAAGGTGGGACGCAGATAGTCGCCTCGACATGGCCGTGTCGGTCCTTCGTCGTGACGGTGCGCATCGGCTCCGTCTCGTGCTGGCCGTCCCCCGTGCCGTAGTAGGCCTGCAGATAGGGCATGACGAGCTGCGACTTGCCACCGCCGTCCGCCATGACGGTTGCGGATGGCCCCTCCAGACTGTGCCCCGTCGATGTTCCGAACTGGCGGGCGACAAAGGCCGAAACAATGCCCTGCTGGCTCCCGGACTGCGTTGCCGTCGACAAGGGCTCGTCGGCAGCGCGGCCCGGATTGACGCCGCCGATACGCCGGCTGTCGTTATTGTGCTGCGCCATGAAGGCGACAACGACCCCGTTCTGGTCCTTGCGGCTGGCGGCAATGGTATGCGTCGGGTCTTCAATGGAGCGGACTTTGCCGTCGTGCTGGCCCGCGGTCAGCACCGGTGCAATGACGCCAAGGGGAGCAGCGCCACCAGGCCGCTTGATGAAACCATTCGCGGTCACTGTCGAAAGGGGCTCGCGGGCGTCCTGACCTGTCGCGCCCGTATTGAAGCGGATGACAGAGGGCGCCACCACGGCGTGCTTGATCCCTCCGGCGACAGCCGTGCCGAGAGGGTCGTCGACGCTCATGGCGCGCGGCGCCTGCCCTGCCCTCTCGCCATATCCCGTTTGAACGAGAAACGGCCGCTCGGCATCGAGAACGTAGCGCTTCATGCCGCGCGCCACGCGGGCCATCGTTGCATCGGCGAGCGGTCGCACCGCGCGTAGCTCGTGCTTCGCCCAGATCTCTACCGACGTATCGAAGATCGAGGGACAAGGCAGCGACCAGTCGATGCATTCAGCTGCGGTACGCCACGGCAGCTTCTTGCCGGAGATCACATCCGGGTCCTCAGGCTTACCGTGCGTTGGCTCAGGCCAGACAATCGGCTCGCCGTCGAACCGGATGATCACGAACAGCCGCTTGCGGATGGTCGGAGCGCCATAGTCGCAGGCGCGCAGCTCGCGAAACTCAATCTTACCGCCGAGCCGCCGCAGCTTCTTGCACCATTTCTCGAAATTCTCGCCGCGGCGCTCAGGGTCCGGCATCAGCCCGCGATCGGTCGCGACCAGCGGACCGTAATCTTTGAACTCCTCGACGTTCTCCATGATGACGACATCGACGCGGCCGCCGCTCTTCTGGATGCGCTCGATCCAGCCGGGAATGATCCAGCAAAGATCGCGGATGTTGCGCTCCATGGGCTTGCCGCCCTTGGCCTTGGAGAAGTGCTTGCAGTCCGGCGAGAACCAGGCGAGGCCGATGTGCTTGCCCCTTAAATGGTCAAGCGGATCGACGCGATAGACGTTCTCGGAGAGGTGGTGCGTCTCTGGATGATTGGCCGCGTGCAGCGCCAGCGCATCAGGATTGTGGTTGATGGCGATGTCCGGCGAGCGGCCGAGGGCCATCTCGATGCCGGTCGAGGCTCCACCGCCGCCGGCGAAGCTATCGACGATAAGGGGCGCACCGACATAGGCGGATGCCATCAAAGCATCGGCGCTGGTCTCGCGGAAAAGGTCAGTCCTGAACATTGCGATCCCCCTCTTCTTCCCTCAGCTCAGGCGCGATTGCGAATGCCAAGCGCCGAGCGAACCGCAGCAACGATCGAGCGAACGAGATGCGCATCCTCGCCACCAAGGAGGGCTGTGGCCCTTGCGATTGCATCGTCATTCTTCCGCACCTCCTGCCGTGCCTGGTAGACAAGCCCGCTCACCGCTTCGACGCGGAACAGCTCTTCAGGCCTGATGGAAATTCGGGGATCGGCGTACCAAGCGTCTCTGGTGCGCGTATAAGACCAGCCTAGAGAACGGGCTGCCGTTGCGATGCGTGTCTGGACGCTGCCGACAGACGGAGGCGCTATCTCCCTCCGCAGTGCGTGCTGACAAAATGCGATCGTGGACATTTCTGATTTCTCCGACGACTTCTCGGACATTTCCGACAACTCCTGTGCGACCTTCACCTCGTTCAAGGAGACGCGGATGCGCACAGGCATTACTTCCGATGGAGAGGACGGCGCCGTTGGCGCGGCTGCCGGTCCCTCCCAGGTCTTTCCGTTTCGTAGGGGCTCCGCCGCAGCTGCCCCTACTGCCGGCGACGTGACCTCGTCGTCGCCGGCCCCTATTCCCCTGGGTGACGCTGTTCGAGCCGTGGTTATGAATTTGGCGAACAAGCGGATCAGGGTGCATGTGTTGCGGCTGGTCCCGAGGGAGGAGGACCAGGACCAGCCGCGTTAAGCGCCTCGGGAGGAGTTCAGCGCTAATCTTTTCCTTGAAGCCGTTGCGGCGGAATTCGTGTTCAGCGAAGCCGCGAACAACGAGGGTGAGAGCGGCCATCCACAAGACGGCGGCGATGCAGGCGATAAGAACGGACGTGTTCATGCTGCCTCCTTTTTGACCGGCGTCGTGTGCTGCTCGCAGCTCTCGCAAAACCGCTCGATCATTTCGCTGATGGAAAGGACGCGCTCGCACCGATCACAGACGTGGTGCGAAATCGCTTTGAACTGGCGGCGCTGGACTTGGCGTGCTGCCGCTACGGAGGACGATGACCTTGCCTCGATCATGCGACTTCCTCCGCCTGCTCGCGCTCCTGCATCGCCGCCTTGCAGCGTGCGCAGTGCTCTTCCGTGTAGGAACCGCAGCCAGCCCGATCGAGGCAGTGCGGGCGACGAATAGACGTCGGCTTGGCCGCGAAAAGGGGTGCCCGTTGTTTCTCGTCCGGGCCAGACGCTACGTTTGCGACGGATGCGCGCTCTGCGCTGCTCTTTACATATCCTCCTCCTGCGTTGGCGCCGGCGCTGCTCAACTCAGCGTCAGGGCTTGGGGATGCGGTTCCGCCCTGCGAGGCAGTGGCGATCCCGGAATTGGAAACAGCGCTTTCTTCGGCCCCGCGCGCTGCCAGCGAGGTTTCAACGGCAGGAGCCGTGCCGGCCGAAGCTTCAATGTCGTCGAGGATCTCGCCGGTCTCGGCGTCAAAGCGCTCTTCGCGCTCGATCATGATGTCTACTGCGGTGAGCAGTGCCGCCGTGCCCGCTTGCGTCTGCATGGCGGTCGCGACCGTGGCGACGAGCTTGGGGCTGGTTTCCGCCTCGGGCTCCTCAAAAATGTCGAGCTGGATCATGCCGAGAGCGTGCAGATAGGTGTCGAGGATTGCCTCTTGCTCGGCGCGCTCGTCCGCGTCCTGCTTGCGGATCGAAATGACCTTGCGCAGGATCTTGCTATCGAAGCCCATCGACTTCGCCTCGCCATAGACATCCTTGATGTCGTCGGCGATCGACTTCTTTTCCTCTTCGAGACGCTCAATGCGCTCGATGAAAGCGCGGAGTTGGTCGCGGGCAATGCCGTGTGCGTCGGACATGGTGGCTCCTCAGAACGGAAGGTCGTCATCGCTGATAGGCGGCGACGGCTGTTTCGGCGGGGATGGATTGCGGATGGAGGTGGCCACGTCAGCGCAAGCGTAGTAGCCGGCGCCCCGCGCTTCTTCTGTCCACTCGGAGCAGACGCAGGCTTGACTGAAATAGTCCGCCACGGAGGCGCAGCGCTCGCGCTCGGCGAGGATGGCCTTGGCGATCTCCTCGATCGACGCTTTGCGAAGCCCGGCTGCACCGCCACAGGACTCGGCGCAATTGCAGAGAAGGTTATCCAGCGCCTCTTCGGCTGCCTTCATGATGTCTTCGGGGATGATCTGGGCGTCAGCACTCATGCCGAGACCCCTTCGATGGGGCGTGCGCCGAAGATGTCGGGCCGCAGCAAATGCCGCGAAACTCCGGTGATCCTTTCAACTTCCAAAACGCGCGTCGGAGGGACCTTGTCCCACTGCAACACGGCAGAAGGCGTGATCTTAAGCCGACGCGCCAGTTCGCTGGCGCTGCCTGCCTGCTTGAAAACCAGGGTGAGTGGGAGGGGTTCTGTGCTCATGCCTGATTATAAGCATAACTAGAAAATATATTCAAGCAAAACTTTTATAGACGATATGGGGTTCCATAACTCACATGCTGGCTATGGACACGAAGGAAAAAGCCAAGATTGTGGGTGCAGCAATCAAGCGGGCGCGAAAGCAGCGCGGCCTGGTTATGCGGCAACTCGCCGAACACCTCGGCGTGCACGTTGCAGCGATCGGAAACTACGAGAGCGGCAAGAACCTGCCCTCGACCGAGAACCTGATCGCGCTCTCCGATTTCCTTCGCGTCGATCAGGGCGCGCTTAGCCACGGCGAAGTCGTCAGCCTAACAGATGAGCCGCTCGCAGATGCCGAGCGCGTGACCGACCCTGCCCCGCCGCCTTCCGGTCCCTTGGATATTGAAGTCCTCGGAACCACAGCCGGTGGCGACGATGGTGATTTCAGGTTCAACGGTGAACGCCAAGGCTTCGTTCGCCGGCCGCCCGGGCTGATCGGCGTGGTGAAGGCTTTCGCACTTCATACGATCAGCGACAGCATGGTGCCGCGCTATTTCCCCGGCGAGCTCATATACGTTGGCGGCCGAGAGCCAGTACCTGGCGACCACATCGTGATTGAGCTTTTCCCCGAGAATGAAGGGGAAGTCGGGAAATCCTACATCAAGTACTTCGTTCGGCGGACTGCATCCGAGATCATCGTCAGCCAGTACAACCCGCCAAAGGAACTGACGTTCAACCGGTACGCCGTGAAGGCGCTATGGCGCGTGATACCTCTGGCAGAACTTCTCGGCTATTGAGGATATGCGCTTCCACTCGAACGCGCGCTCTCTCGCTCACAAATAGGGCTTGGACGGAAATGCTCTTCCCCGGCAGCCCGTCTTCCTGACAGGCGGAGCAAGTAAGCCGGGCCGACAGTTTCGCCAGCGGCGTCCCGCCGAAAATGCCAGGAAAGCGCAATAACTGGCCGACTTGCCACCAGCGCGCCCTCCCACAATCTGAACACTCGACAGACACGGACGCCACATCTCCCAAGAGTGGCTCGCTCGTAGGCAGCCTCATTCCTTTCTCCTTTGTTCACGTCTTGTTCTCACAATTGATTCTTTTTGCCGAAGAGTCGAGAGGCGTTTTCTAGTTTTGCTTTAAAGTTTTGCTTGAATCGGTTTTCTAGTTGTGCTTATATCCTTTTACAGCAGGACGCTGACGAGAGGACGAAGCAATGGCGATGGTTACCCGATACAGGATTGAAGATGAGGTCGGCCGGGTCCTTACCAACGAATATTTCTTCTCCCACGAAGTCGACAACGCTCTGCAGTTCCGTCGCGAAGACGAGGCTCTCGAAGAAGCCGCCGCATTCCCCGGGACGACCGTCGAGCGCTTCGAACGCTATTCGACCTTCCCCGATTTCTTCCTCTCCGAAGCCGTCTCGGTCGAGCGGAGCGCAGCATGAGCCGGCGTCGGGTGAAGCTTCACGAGCTGTACCGGGAAATTGAAGCGCTCGGCGGCGCTGACGAATGCGCCGACGACGAAGCATACAACGATGCAATCGACGACGTGCTGGCGATCCTCCGGGCATCGGGCTTCGGAGAGGGCTTCTACATTGACCAGCGCGAATACGAGAACCGCGCCCGCGTCTCGGTTGCCGCACAGATGGAGGCAGCCCAATGAAGGACTGCCCCGCCTCCGAGTTCGGCTGCACCTGCAACCGCTGCGCTGTCGATCGCGACGACGATCTTGAAGCGCTCAAGCAGTTCAACCGCGCAAGCTACTCACTCGCCATGTCCCTGATCTTCCTGGCTGCCGTCCTCGGCGTGCTTGCGGCCGGCCTTTGGAATGCCGACCGGGTTCAGGAACTCGTCGCCCACGAAAGGAATGTCTGAAATGGATGTGACCTCCACTTCCACGTCTACCGACTTGATCATCTCGCTTCCGGTCAAGGCCGATGTGGCCACCTTCACCGATCAGGCGTCGTTCGAAACCCTCTACGAGAAGATCGTCAAGAAGGTCGGAGAACACGTTCCTGATGTCTCGACGAAGACTGGCCGCGATGCCATCGCCTCGCTTGCCTACAAGGTCGCTCGGACGAAGACGACGCTGGACGCGCAGGGCAAGTCTCTCACCGAAGAGTGGCGCAAGAACACGGCCAAGGTGAATGCGACGCGCAATCTCATTACCGAGCGGCTCGACGCCCTGCAGAAGCAGGTACGCAAGCCGCTCACCGACTGGGAGGTCGCCGAGGACGCGCGCGTCGCCAAGCATCAATCCAATCTCGACCGGTTGCTCTCCTACATCACCCTGCCGGTGAAGCCTTCGGCAGAGCTTCGGGCGATGCTGGCCGAAGTCTCGGCCATCATCGTCGATGACGCTTGGGACGAGTTCCGCGACCGCGCCGAGATTGCGAAGGCGGACGCCGTCGCCGCGCTCAATCGCCTGATCGAAACTGCTGAAAAGCAGGAAGCCGATGCTCGCGAGCTTGAGCAGCTCCGCGCCGAGCGCGAGGCGCGGCTTGCCGCCGAAGAGGCGAAGCGAGCCGAGGAAGCCCGCATTGAGGCTGAGCGGCAGGCCGAGGAGCGCCGGAAGGAAGAAGCGGCCCGGATCGAGAAGGAAGCCCGCGAGCAGGCCGAGCGCGACGCACAGGCCCGCATCGAGGCGGCAGAACGAGAGGCACGGGAAGCCAACGAGCGGGCGGAACGCGCAGCCGCAGCAGAGCGCCAGCGCATCGCCGACGAACAGGCTGCGGAGATTGCAGCGCAGCAGCGTCGCGAAGCCGACATTGAGCACCGCCGCACGGTTAATAACACCGTCGTCAGCTCCCTCGTCGCATGCGCCGACATCAGCACCGACCAAGCGAAGAAGATCGTCGCCCACATGGTGAGCGGCCTGATCCCCAACGTCACCTTCACCTACTGAGGAGCACGCCAGTGAACGCTGTAGCGAAGCATGAACCGCAGGAAGACACGAGGATTGTTCCTGCCAACGATGCGCCGATGGTCGCCATGATCGAGCGCATCGTGATGGACCCGTCTATTCCTATCGATCGCCTCGAGCGCATGCTCGATATGAAAGAGCGCATGGAAGATCGCGCTCGCGAGGATCAGGCTTTCCAAGCGCGCAAGGCCTATTTCGCCGCGATGTCCGCATGCCAGTCCGAGCTGCCGGTAGTCACCAAGACCCGACGCAACTCGCATACTAACTCGACCTATGCCGACCTGGCCGCGATCGAACAGCAGGCCATGCCGATTATCCACCGGCACGGTTTTGCCGTCTCCTTCCAGCCCGACGGCTATAATCAGAAGGGCGAATTGCGTATCCTCTGGGAAATCTCGCATGCCGAGGGACATGTCCGGAACGGCGTCGGTGAAATCCCTGTCGATGGCGCCGGCTCGCAAGGCAAGGTCAACAAGACCGGAACGCAGGCCTTTGGCAGCACCGCCACCTATGGCCGTCGCTACCTGCTCTGCATGCTCTTCAACATCAGCACCGGCGACGACCGCGACGGCAACGCTCCGCCGGTCGAGCCCGAAGACGGTCAGACGATCACCGAGGCTCAGGCATCCGTCATCCGCGAGCTGATCGAGCAAGCCGCCCTAAGCAACGACGTCTTCTGCAAACGCTGGCAGATCGATGCGGTCACGGACGTCCCGATGTCGAAGTTCAACGAGGTTGTTCAGTCGCTCCGCGTCCGCATCAAGGCGCTGAAGGAGAAGGCCAACGAGGAGAAGAACAATGGATAATATCGTTCAGGGCTCCGACGACTGGCATAAGCTGCGCCTTGGCAAGGTCACGGCCTCACGCGTCGCGGATGTGATCGCGAAGACGAAAACCGGCTATTCGGCCTCCCGCGCCAATTATGCGGCGCAGCTCGTCACCGAGCGCCTTACCGGGCTGCCGACCGAAGGGTTCACCAACGCTGCCATGCAGTGGGGCACCGATATGGAGCCGGAGGCGCGCGCCGCCTATGAATTCTATCGTGCCGAGGAAGTCGAGCAGGTTGCCTTTGTGCCGCATCCAACGATCGGCGACGCCGGCGCGTCACCTGATGGCCAGGTCGGCCCCGAAGGCCTCGTCGAGATCAAATGCCCGAACACGGCAACTCACATCGAGACCCTGATCGGGCGCGCGGTGCCCTCCAAGTATGTCACGCAGATGCAGTGGCAGATGGCATGCACCGGTCGGAAGTGGTGCGACTTCGTGTCGTTCGATCCGCGCATGCCCGAATCCATGCGCTTCTTCTGCCAGCGCGTCCACCGCGACGACGCGATGATTGCCGATCTTGAACGGGAGGTTGTGATCTTCCTGAACGAGGTCCGCGCGAAGGTCGCCGAGCTGCGCCGGCTGTATGAGCAGCCCGAGGCCGACGAAGCCGCTGAACTGCTGATGGCGGGCTGACCATGGCGACCAACAACCGCATCGTCGAGACCGAGCAGGCCCGCGACATGCTGATCCGGTTCGTGAAGGAGAGGAAACTCCCCTTCACCGCCAGCATCACCGATGGCAAGCACCGGACCAGCGACCAGAACCGGCTTCAGCGCCAGTGGGTGTTGGAGATATCCGCCCAGCTTGGCGACCAGACGCCGGAAGAGGTCCGCGGTTACTGCAAGCTGCACTTCGGCGTGCCGATCCTTCGGAACGAGAACGACGTGTTCAAGGCGGAATACGATGCGGTGATCATGCCGCTCCCCTACGAGCACAAGCTCAAGCTGATGATGGTGCCGTTCGATTTCGGCGTGACCCGGATCATGACGACCAGGCAGAAGACGGCCTACCTCGACGCCGTGCACCGGCACTTCTCCGAGCAGGGGCTCGTCCTCACGAATCCAGAAGATTTGAAGCGGAGAGCCGCATGAACGCGAAGCACCTTCACATTCTCCAGCACTCGCTCGGTCTCGACCAATATGGGCGCGGCACCTTCTACCGAAACCACTTTGTGACGGGCGAAGGCAGCAAGGACCATGGCGACTGCATGGCGCTTGTCAGTGCCGGCCTTATGACGGTGCGATCGGGAAACGCCTTGAGCGGCGGAGACGATGTCTTTCTGGTGACCGACGCGGGCAAAGCCGCCGTTACCGAACACAGCCCGGCGCCCCCAAAGCTCACCAAGGGCCAGCAGCGATATCAGGACTATCTCGACGCTGATTGCTCGATGACCTTCATCGAGTACCTCAAGTACCGCGATGCGCGCGACAGGAGGGCAGCATGAAGAACCCGTCCCCGGTACATCTTCAGACATCCGACGATGTGCGCAACGCTGGATGGCAGGCGGAAACCCGCGATGCTGACGGCCACCTTTGCCGAACCCATGCGCCGTTCGAGACCGACGAGGACATCGTCTGGCTTGTGCGCGAGGCGCTGGAGAACGGCGAGACCGTAACAATCTGGCCTGTGAAAGGCGGTGCAGCATGACCGACCGTCCAATTCTCTTTTCAGGACCGATGATTCGCGCGCTGCTCGCCGGCCGCAAGACGCAGACGCGGCGGATCATCAAGCCGCAGCCTTTCGCGAGCGGGTATTATGACGGGGAAATCGAGCTCAACGTCATTCCAGCGAATTACCAGTACCCGAAAGCGTTCCGCTTTAACGCCAACGCAGTCGGAGGCGGCGCCATCCTCGAAGAAATATTCGAGCCGCGCATAAATGCCGGCGATCGGCTTTGGGTGAAAGAGAATGCCGCCGTCCGCCATGAAAGTTGGCACCACGTCGATGGTGATGCCCACCAGGTCTGTTATCGGGCAGACGAGGACGAGCATGGCCGCTGGCTTGGCCTAGCGTCATGCGGCAACGGCATCCGCCGCGGCAAGGCGCCTTCGGTATTTCCGCGCAAGAGCCACAATCTTGACGGCTCTCTGCGCTGGCAGCCGTCGATCCACATGCCGCGGTGGGCCTCTCGCCTCACCCTAATCGTCACCGACGTTCGCGTCGAGCGGCTTCAGGACATCAGCGAGGAAGACGCTATCGCCGAGGGCATCGAGCAGTCGGGAGAGTTCCCGGATCGTTATTTGACCCCGGCCGGCGATTATGCCGTACCGAAAGTCGCATACCAGCGCCTATGGGAGAACATCAACGGTAAGGGCGCGTGGGATGCCAATCCCTTTGTCGCCGCCTACACCTTCACGGTCATCAAGCAGAATATCGACCAGATCGAACGGGAGGCGGCATAATGGCCTTTCGCATCGCCAACTCAGTTCGGCCGGATCCGACACCAAAGAGGAAGCCGACAAAGAGCAAGGACTACCTGGCGTTCATTCATGAGCTTCCCTGCTGCGTTTCCGGCCGGTACGGCGTCGAAGCCGCGCACCTGTCTTGCTCGGCCCCTAGGTACGGCCACTACGGCCGCGGAAAGGGCAGCAAAGTTTCCGATCGCTGGGTTCTGCCCCTGCACCCGGACGAGCACCGGCGCCAGCACGGCATGAACGAGGAGCGCTTCTGGCGCGCCGCGCGCATCAATCCGCACGTGCTCGCCCTCACCATCTACGGTCTTTGGTCCGATATGGGCGAGGATGCGGCGCCATTCGCAACTGCTATCATCAATCAGACGCTGGCGGGCGCCGGCGCGCTCCGGTCGAGGGACGAGGTATGAGCACCGACACGTTCGACATGTTCGCAACCGAGACGAAGTCCTCGGCTATCATCTCGGAATGCGGCGCCTATCGTTACCGCCTCGATCGGCAATGGGATAAGGCGAGGGCCACAGTCGCCTTTCTCATGCTGAACCCGTCCACGGCTGACGCCAGCCAAGATGATCCGACGATCCGACGTTGCATCGGCTTCGCTAAGTCTTGGGGATTTGGCGGCCTGATCGTCGGCAATATCTTCGCCCTCCGGTCCACAGACCCGAAGGCGCTTTACGACCATCCCGACCCGATCGGCCCTGAGAACGACAAGCACCTTGTCTCGATCGCACAAAGCGCCCGTAAGATCATATGCGCCTGGGGAACGCATGGCGCACTTCATGACCGTGGTCGTGAAGCCGCGGAGAGTCTCGAGTTCTTCAACTTAGCGGCTCTCAAGCTGACGGCAGACGGTCACCCCGGACACCCGCTTTACGTGGCTGCATCGACGCAACCGAAGGAATATTTTGCGCCATGACCACCTCCCCAATCACCACCGCTTGGGAAAGCTTGCCTCTCGACATCCGCCGAGCCGCTGAAGAAGCAGCAGCCCCGTTGCGCCCGATGTCCCATGCCGAGGTTCTTCTGGTCGTTGCAAAGGCGATTGCCGGAGAGCGGGAGCGCTGCGCCGAATACGCCCGCGCCTATCTCGAAGACATCGCCGGATGCGACATGGCCGACGACGAGCCGGAGCAGATCGCAAGCGGGATTTTGTCAGGCGATCCCCCGGCAGGAGGTGACGAATGAGAGAACGTCGCCAATCCCTAGTGCCGCCGGGCAGTTGGCCACCTCGCATGTCGGCTGACATGGCCGCTGGGTATTGCGGGGAAAAGCATGTCGAGGATTTCCTCGAGCGCGTCGGAACGACCTATCCGAACCCGCGCATCGTTGACAGCACGCGACGAAAGTTCTGGTATCGTGAGGATCTGGACCGGGCGATGAACCTCGGCACATCGACGATGTCCTCAGGATTGGGAGCGAAGTTCCGTGAAAAGATCAGGGAAAAGCGGAACGGTGGAACTGCCTAAGCACGTGCACCGCGTGATCAAGCGACGCGCCAACGGTTCGCACACCGTCTACACCTTCTACACCAGGTTTCGGAACACCAAGGAGGCGTGGCCGTCGATCGCCCTTCCGGAACCGCTTGAGAAGGAATTCTCCGAGCGCCTGTCGATCTGTGAAGCCATGGTCCGCGATGAGAAAGGCTTTTTGCTCGACGGCAAGCGGCTACCGGATCTCAAGAGCAAAGAGTTTTGGACCGAGGCCACCAAGGCACACGAAGCATTCATCCGCCGTGGCCGCCAGGGCATCAAGGACTTCAAGGCACTCGTCGAGGCTTTCCAGAGCGAGGCCAACCCCTTCTGGACCAAGCTTGCGGCTTCCACGCAGCGCGGATACCGAACATCCGGCGACATTATCAAGGAGACATGGGGAGACGACCTCCCGGTCGACTTGACGACGGTCGACGCGCAGGACGCGATAGATGCCCTCGGCGAGACGCCGGCAAAGGCAAACCAGTTCCGAGCATTCCTGTCCCGCCTGATGGCGTGGGGCGCCTCGCGGGGCTACTGCAAGACGAACGTCGTGGAGATGACGGAAAAGATACCGGGCGGCGAACCGTGGGTGCCGTGGCCGAACTGGGCTTTTGAGATCCTGCTAGAGCACGCACCGTTTCATATGCAGATGATCGCCATGTCGGCATTCTTCACCGGGCAGCGCCAGGGTGACGTGCTGGCTATGACGAAGCCGAAGGCCGGAGAGAACACGATCGCCGTCCGTGCGCAGAAGACGGGGAACACCGTTTGGATCCCGATCCACTTCGCCTATCGGAAATGGATCGATCGCGTGCCGACGTCCGATAGCGTGATGCTGCACGCTGGAGCTCGCGCCACGTCATACAAGAGCGCCGACGGCTTCCGGACCGAATGGCAGAAGCTCATGGCGAAAGAAGCGTTCAAGCCATTCCGGGAAAACCGCATCGTCTTCCACGGTCTGCGCAAGAATGCTGTGATCAATTTGCTGGAGGTTGGCTGCACGGAGAACCAGGTGGGAGCGATCTGCAACATGTCGGCGCAGATGGTGCAGCACTACGGCCGAGAGGTGGCTTTGAGGAGCCTCGCGAAAGACGCGATGAAGCTCATGGAATCACGCTGGAGCGAGATCGAACCGGCCGCTTTCAGGAACAAGAACGGAACGTGA